CTGCTGAAAGAACTTCCAGCGGAATTAACGATGGCATTGCCTTCGATGTCCGCGTCAACATCCTCGGTCGATAAAGAAATTTGCGGGTGATAAATCGGCGGGCGCAGCAGGTCAGACGGCGCGTTGTTACCAGAACTTGATCCAGAACTTGGCGGCGCGTAGTCGAATTCGACAACGTATGTCAGCGGATTATCCGGCGACGTTACCCTGGGTTCGCTTGCTCGAAGTCGGTTGTCGATACGGAATGTCGAATTTGCGGCAACCGGGCAAATTGCCTTGGCCTCATTTTCGTCGGCAACTCCGCTAACCAAGTAAGATTGATGCGCCGAAAGTCCGGCGACGTATGATCGTGCTGTCCAGATTTCTGTTGCGAGTCCCATTGATTTAATCGCCTATACTGATCCCGCCCGTGCCGCCTGCACCACGAGCAAGCGAAGCAACGATAAGCGGCAAGTTGCCCTTAAGGATTGCGTTAATTAGATTCGTGTTTTCCTTCATTTCCTTCGCGGCCTCGGTTGCTTCTCGCTGTAATGCGAGTTGTTCGATAGCGAGCTTTTCCGCCCCCGCTGCGCTTGATCCGGTAAGAAAACGCGACGATTCTCCTTCCGGCGCGGTGATTTGCTGAGATCGGCCACCTCCGCCGCCCTTGCCGCCGAATAGTCCACCGATGTCGTTGAAAATCGTCTTGAATTTATCGATGCCCGCGTCAAGCAATCCGCCCGCGCCCTTGCCGCCGAATAAGCCCTGAAATTGCCCCAGCCGGTTGTTGACGTTCTCCTGCATCCCTTTATTCAATGCCTCGCCCAACGCCTGGCCCCTTTTTTGCAATTCGGCTTCTAGTCCGCCAAGCTCGCGAGCGGCAATATTCGGAAGTTCTTTCAATGTGGCTTCAAACCCCTCTGTGAGCGTCACCCATTCGAAGCTAAACCCGTCGCCCTGTAGAAACTCAAAAACGGCGGTAAAGAACCGAACCAAGTTTTCGTGCATGTTCGATATAATGGTTGCAACGTAGCTGGCGATATCGGTAAAGATTTCCGCCCAATTATCGCCAAACCATCGGATAATTTCCGGCAAGGCCACTGTGAAAATGTGTTCGGCGGTGTTGCCGAAGGTGACAAGCCCCAGCAGAATCGAGTTGAATGCCAATTCGCCGACGGTTTGCCATTGTTGGAATAACGATTCCATTGCCGCGAATGCAGTCACAATCGTTTCGGCCACGTCCTTAAAAGCGCCGCGCCAATTGAACGTGCCGGCAATCATCGAACTAATCGCACCTGCAATGCTGCCGGCGATAGACGACACGCCCTCGCCGATGTTGTTTGCCGCCGACGTGATTACCTCGGCAATGCTATCCCAGCTTTCGTAGACCGTGTAAGCAACCACGGCAAGCGTGCCGAGAATCGCAACCGCCGGCAGAGCCGCGGACGCAACCGATGCAAACGATCCGACAAGCCCCGTCATTGCCGCATCACCTACGGCATCAAACGACGATGCAACCGCGGCATTGCTGCCAATAATCGCATCGGCGTAGCCCCGCACGTTGCCGGCTGCGGCGGAAGTGGCCGGGCCGGTGTTGTTGTAGGCGTTCAAGAATACGTCGATATTTTTACCGGGCATTGCGTTCTTTCATTTCCCGTCTGAGGTTTTCCTGTTCGGCCCATACCATTTCGATCCCCTGGATGAAGCTCGCGGGCTGCTCGTAGTATCCGCCCGTAACCGCCAGAGCGCCGCCGGCTTTCACACGGTCGGCGTCGCGCATGAGTCGGCTTATCGTCGCCCCGACGTACTGGTATGGGCATCCGACGATGGCAATCTCACGGTTGCCGAGTTCAAAGCTGAGCGGTTCTTCGTTCGTCGGGCAGTCAACGCATCGTCGGGCCGTGCATCGTTCACAAGCAAGGCCATTTTGTAGGTTGACTGCCGCAATTACTTTCCCCGGTCGTCTCCGCTCGGCGACTGTGCTTTTAGAAGCTCTTCAACCAAGTGATTGACCTTTGCCCGCGGAAGCCAGTCAATCAGCGTTTCGGGCTGATACGGCACGTCGGCCCCGCCGGTGTCGCGAACGCTCCAGCCGGTCATCGCGAAGGTGAGAATATCGGCAATCAGTTTTATCTTGCCTTCTACGGTTGGCGACGCTTCCAACTCTGCCTTGAGGTTTGAAATCCGCGAGAATTCCCCCAGCGTCATTGGTCGGAAATAGAAGATGGCCGGGCGGTTTGGGTCGCCCGTATCGAGCGTGACAACAATCCGCTCATCGTTGCTGAAAACAATCATTAGCCGATTTCCTTTAGGTGAATGCGGTGGTAAGTGTGCCGTTGACCTGAAAATCGAGGTTGTCAATCAGCATCCCGTTTCTGTCGCCCTCTTTGGGAAGCGAAGCAAGCTGGCAAAGCGTGGCCGTCGTCGTGATGACGTTTCCGGTGGCGCTGCCGCAGACGAGGATGATGGTGATTTCAAGTGCCGAGAAATACGCCGTGTGCCAGTCTTTCGATGAGACGGCAAGCGATTCAATGTCCATCTTGATCCGCGGCTTCGCGCCTTGGATGTATCCGCCAATATATCCGCCGACTGCAACCGGATCTTCGCGAGCATACGGCTGGTTGTTGAGGTCGATTTCAACCTTTGATACTTTGTTGGTCGTTACTGAATCGATGGTTAACGATCCGGCCCCTTGCCACACCGGAGGCACGGCGCTTTCGAAGCTGATGCCCGATAATTGGGCCGTATCGGTTCGCAACGTCGGCGATGCGACCGCCGCCAGAATGTAGTTCCACTCGAATTCCGTAGCCTTGCCGGGAATCCATATCTGTTTCAAGTTCCCCATGCCGCCACGCCCGATGATCCTGCGTCCGTCAACATTTGCCGCCGCGGTCAAGCCCTTCCAACTCGCTTGTGAGGCCGCAATGATGCTCGTCGCGTAGCTGTTTGAAGTCTGAATCATCCCGACGGTTGGAAACAATGCTGCGGCCCAAGCTGGGTCGCCCGTGCTGCCGTCCCCGTGAACGAAGTTTTTGAACGCGAGCATTAGCTTCGTGCCCGACGGTACGCTGGTGTCAGTTCCCAGCCCGCCGGTGGATTTCTCCCGCTCGATGGCGGTTGAATCGGCATCAAAACTAAAGTCGTGGCATCGCATCGCTTCGGCGGCGGTGATGGTTTCGACAGTTCCGTATGTGACTTCGGCCTTCACGCCGATGGTTTTCTTGCGTTTGAAAAGCGGCATTAGATTTTCCTTTTGTGGCTATTGGTCGTTCACGGCCTGGCGTGGTTCGTAAACGTAGTGGCGGTAAGTGATGACAATCCGAACCTGTATCCCGTGAGCGAGTCCCGGCCCTTGAAACGGTTGCGGGTCGTCAACCTTCGTATCGTCGGCCAGCCCGCCCCATGTCCGGTTGGTCGCGTTGCACAATGCGTATTCGCAATCGGCCCGTGCGGAATTTATCCGGGTATCGAGTTCTTCGGCGTTGTCCTCGTCCGGGCAGACATAAAGGTCTATCCAGAACGGTTGCTCCCATATCGTTTCGTAGTTTTCTTCGGACAATTTCCGCGGCGACGGCTGAATCATCACGGCGAACACGCAGCCCGCGGCGACTTGCGACGCCTCCGGTGCATTGCCCCGGACGTTGCGACGGCGCACGGTAAAATTGTTTCCGTAGCCGGCGGCTTGCCGGATGTCAGCGAGTGCGTTTTTTACCGCAACCGCGATGCGTTCGACTACTGGTGAATTAAGTGCTGGCATTTATGCGATGTCGGTAATGTTTTCTTCGAATCCGCCAAGTGCGGAATATCCAAAATTCTCGTTCACGATGCGGGCTGTGACGGTTATAAGCTCGCGGAATAGGATCAATTCGATGTTGTTTTTTTCTCGGTCGAACAACCTGTTAACCGTGTCGCGAACCGACGGCCCGTATAGCTCGTCGAGCGGATACCGGCGGTCTGTTTCCCGGCGAAACACGGTTGGAACGCCGTCGCTGCCGGCGGCGATAAACGCCCCTGGGTAGTCCTGCGACCCGCGGCTGCGGGATGACGTTGCCGAAACGCCCGCCCGCGTTTCAAACGGCCCGAACTTATTGAGCGGTAGCCGGCGTTCTTCGATGGTGACAACGGCGGCGGTGTCCGATTCGGTTGCTCGATGCGTTACTGAAATCGCCCGTTCCGCTTCCGCCGGCGAGCAGGTCATATCGCGTTGAGCAATCCCCACGAACCGGCGGCGAACTTTGACGGCGGCTTTATTGGCGGCCTCGGCACAACCCCGCTTTGCCGCCGCGCCCATGCCGGCGATTGCTCCGGCGATTTGCGTCGTGAGGTCAAAATCAATGTATATCGGCACTTCGCCGGTAATCTTCGACGCGCCCCGGCTAAACAGTCCGTTAGTCGGGCTGTTGTCCATCACGAACCGCGTTCCCATTTGCACGCGGCGAACGATGCCGAGCGACTTTGAATCGGGATCGGCGGCGTTGCGAAGCGATATGCTGCGTGTTGCCATTAGGCGGTCGGCCCGGTTGTGTGCGTCGTGACAGAAAGCCAAACCTTCGTGCGGTCATCGCATAGGATCTGGTTCGCGCTTGCCCCGTTCTGCAAAACAATCCCGGCTGAAAGCGTCACTGAATTGTTCGTATTCCGCAGGTCAACCGTTGCCGCCGTCCCGTCCAGAGTTAACGC